CATACCTGCAAACTCTTGGAGTTTATATTCTGATGGGTTGCCTGAATAGACTTTACCCCCTGTGTAGAGGGCTACATCTTTTAGAAGAACCTCGTAGCTGTTACTCTGAGGCTTTACTACACAAGCATCAAAGTTTCTGTTTAGCTCTAGAACTCTTAGGGCATCTCCTGCTATGTCTGCGAAGAATACTGCCTTTTGGTAGTTATGAGTTCTGATATTTTCTAGGAGAGGGATAATCTCATCTTGGCGAGTGATAGTAGAGCTTAGAACTATTACTGGAGTGTTTTCTAGGACTGACCTATTGCCATCTAGGTCGTTGATGAGCTTGGCATCTTCGTATCCTGATGGGATATACATACCCTTGACTATGTTAGTGGATACTCCGAGTGAGCCTACATATGAGACATTGATGCCTCCGAACTCTCCGACCTCTGATACTACATCATAAATTAGCTCGCCTAAGCCCTCATCTCCTGCTGAGATGATACAAGCCCCCTTTAGTAGCTCTGGGGTGAGCTTTTTAGTAGTCATCTCATCTATCTTAGCTAGAATTAGGGGGACATTATCTTCTATCCTCTTGGCCACTTCTACTTTGCTCTTACCTGATTTTATCTGGTCCATAGCCCACCAGTATAAGTGGCTGGATAAGATGGCAGAGAGGGTAGTCCCATCTCCTGCTGTCTCGTTAGTCCTTCTGGAGGACTGCTTTACTACCTTGATGGCCATATCTTGGATAGCATCTTCTACTTCTAGTTCTTCTAGGTTAGATACACCATCGTGGCTGATAGTAGGGGCTGTGGCTCGGTGTTCTATCATTACATTGCCACCTTTACAACCGTAGGCTGTCTTAGCTACTTCGTAAATGGTTCTGATGCCGAGACCGATGCCTTTGTCTAACTCCTCGCCTGTGATACATTTTCTATTTAGTGTAGGTTTGCCCATTACTTATCCTCCTTTATGTAAGCTACTATATCTTCTGGGCTGATAATGGATAGAGATACCCCATCTAAGGTGAAGTCTATAGATTTGCTATCATCATAAATGACTTTATCTCCTTCTTTTATCTGGGATACATAATTTGATACCCCCTTGACTATAGCTACTGCTTTTCTCTCGTATTTTTTCTGCTCGGTGCTAAATGAAGAAGTAGCCTCTGTGCTTGGCTGAATAAGTATTTTATTCGGCTTGAGTTCAATTTTTGATAAAAGCATTTTTCTCCTTTCTCGCTTATTATGTTTATATTCTGATTATATCACACTAATAAAAAAGAGGCTAGTTCCAAGAACGAGAAAGGAGTTCTAGCCTCCCTTCTATTATACTCCATTGAAAAGTTTTTGTAAAATGTGGATAAAGTTGTGGATAACGAAGGGGGGTGTGCCAATTTGTCAGGGGGGTGTGCCAATTTGTCACCCCTCCATAAGAGAAGGGGGGTGCCATTTTGTCACCCATAGAATAATATAAAAGAAGAATATAGTAGATTTGGCTACGCAAAAGCTTTTTTGTAGCTTTTGCTTGCCAAATTCGCTTGACAGGCTTGTAGCTTATGGTATAATCAAGATGCCAACTAAAGCCAAGGGAGGTAAAATGAAGAACGAGAATGGCGAAGGTATGGGCATAACCTATGTAATAATGCCTATTGAAATACTACAAAGTAAAGAGCTTAGCTGCAATGAGAAGATACTCTACTGCTACTTAAACCTCTTTAAGAAGGGTGTATGCTTTCAGAGTAATGAAAAGCTATGCGAGATGACAGGGCTGGAAGAGCGAACCCTGCAGAGAGCATTGAAAAAGCTGTCAGAGATGAAGTATATCTTTATTGAGTATGTGAATAATAACTCTGCTATGAGAAGGATATATGTGGTTCTGGATAACCCTAAGAAACTTGAATATCTGGCTAGGAAGGGTATGTTTAGGACATCTATGTCACCAACATCACCTGAGCAAAAAAATGAAGAGCCTAAGGCTGAGCCTGCTCCTGAGCCGAAAAAGTATGAGCCTGTAGTTGATGTTACCTCTATGAAAATAAGGCCGAAGAGGACAGACTTTTCTACTGATGAAGAATATGAGCAAGCATTTTACAAGTGGAACTCTAAATGTTATAATTAGTTTGGATAGGTCTCATCTATCGCACCTTCCTACAATTAGGTAGTCTAGGTGCTGTGTTGAGCCTAGACAATTTACCTCCCAAAATCTCTACAGGGCTTTTCTAGATTTAGCCCTGCCTAAAACAAAAAGAATGTCATAAATAACCCCACTTTGGTAGCCTCACTCGCAGTAGGCTACCTCTTTTTTTGTTGTAAAAAATACTTTTTTTCGGACTTTTTTCGGTAAATCGCTTGACTATGCCATAAGCCTGTGATAGAATTAGAGTGTAAGCAAATAAAACGAGAAAGGAGAGCTTATGAAAATCAATGTAAAAATTAAAAATGACTTTACTTCCAGAGTTCCTGTGTGGTTTGGGAAGATTAAAAATGGGGCTGTCTGGAAAAATGACCAGATAGACTTTGAGCAAAGCCGAAGAAGGACTGCTCTTAAAAAATATCTACGAGACCAAGAAGATTTAGAGCGACACTTGGATAAGTGGGCTAGAGAGGCTGGGTTCTAAGATGAGTGTAAGTATTTTAGAAGTATTAGAAAATGCTGGGTATGATGTAAAGAATAATCTAGATGATGCGAAGTGGCTACTAGGGCAAAGAGATGAGTTTGAGGCTCTATGTGAAGATGCTGAGCATCTAGATGAGATTTACGAAGAGTATGAGGACTTTATTGAAACCCAAGAAGATTTAGGAAACTTTAATAACCCCACTTTTGAAGAGTGGAGAGAGGAGCAAAAATAATGAGTGCAATTAAAAGATATGCCGAAGACCTGATGGGGGAGGAAGGCTTTGAAGAATATTTAGATAACCAAATGGGAGGAGAATACTAAAATGAGCGAAACTAAGAAACTAGAGTTTAGGAAATTAAAAGCTGATGAAATTGAGTGTAGGATAGGGACAATAAATGAGAAGGGCTTGTCCCTCCTCCTCTATAAAGATGCTAGGGTAGATATGAACCTCCTAGATGAAACCGTAGGTCCAATGAACTGGAAGAGGGAACACACCAGAGAGAACAGGAACTGCATTGTCTCTATCTATGATACCGAAAAGAATGAATGGGTCTCTAAGGAAGATACTGGGACTGAGAGCAATACTGAGGCTGAGAAGGGTCTAGCCTCCGACAGCTTTAAGAGAGCCTGTTTTAACTGGGGTATTGGTAGGGAACTCTACACTGCTCCGTTTATCTGGATAAAAGCTGAGGACTGCAATATCACTACTGGATATAATGGCAAGCCGACCTGTAGAGATAAGTTTGTGGTAGTAAAGCTCACCTACAAGAAGAATGGTGATATAGATGGTTTAGCTATTAAAAATACTAAGAATGGCAAGCTGGTATTTACCCAGATGCCTACTGAAAAGGAGGAAAAATAATGGAATGCCCTGAAAATAGATGCCCAATATGCTGGTATGATGGAATAGATAGTTTAGTGGAAGATGGGGACTTCTGCTGTCAAAGACACGAGGAGGAGATGAGATAATGAAAATTATAGAGCTAGACCAAAACTCTGAAGAATGGTTAGAATATCGCAAAGGCAAATCTGGGGGGAGTGCCTTTGGGAAGATGTATAAGGTGAATGGAAGAACTAACTCTAGTCTAAAAGACCAGTTCTTTACTATGCTAGCTGAGAGAGTAGCTAGGCCAATGACACCTAATGATTATATGGATAGAGTGCCTGAGGGAGTTGCTTTTAGCTGGGCTGTGAGAGGACATATTTTAGAGCCTGAGGCTGCGAAAGCCTTTGAGCTGGAGACTGGGCTGATTTTAGATGATGGGAAGGTCTGGGCGAGTGATTACGACCCTTCTAGTTATGTTAGCCCCGATAGGGTGATTAAGAGTTCTGATGGTAAGATTAGGGAAGCTGTGGAGATTAAGTGTTTATCCTCCGAGAAGGTTCTTAAGGTCTGGTGGGATAGACAACATCTAACTACTGAGGGGAGCGACTTTTGGGCTTTGCCTTCTAATGAATACCAAGCTCAAGTTATTAAATACTTTATGGTGAATGATGATTTAGAGACCTTATACTGGGTGCTTTATACTGACCTTATCCCTAAATTGGAGCTACAAATCTTAACTATAAAAAGGGAAGATATTACTCCACTTGTAGAAGATGCTAGGGAGGTGGAGAAGAGATACTTAGATGCCTTAGATGAGGCCGAAAAGATGCTGGAGGATATGTAATGGGGAAATTAGCTTGGGACGATAGCCATAAATATAGTGTAGAGCTTAGTGCTAGAGAGATGAGGCTTATATACGCCTGTCTTAGTGCTGGTAAAATACTGGTAGATAATGGGGAAGTTCCACCACTTAGTAAGACAAACTATAAGAAACTTGAGAACTTATATAATATCTTTGCTGAATATAGAGAGCAATACTTTCTCTTTGGGCTTTACCCAGATAAGATTGGGAGAAGGGCAAAAAGAATTAAATAGGAGGTGAAGAATGAAAATTATTAAAAATATACTAGGTTGGAGAATTAAAAGATTAGAAAAGAAAATGTCTGAAGATAATGGGGAGGTAGAAAAACTATTATATTGGAAGAAAAAGGGTATTGGGTGTAGAGATGAAATTGAGTGGCTGGAAGGATATTACAGGCTGGAGGTATATAAAATTGAGGATAAACTTGGAAAACTAAGGAGTAAATATGACAGATAAAGAAAATGAGATAGCTTTAGAACTTAGGAAAGTTGGAGCTACGCTACTAAATGACCCTGATGCTGGGGCTAAAGAAATAGCTAAAGAAGGTATGTGCCTTATAGCTACTAGGGAAGAAACTGGTAATGGTATATATGTAGTGTATAGGCTGGATAAAAATATGCTAACCGATACACTAAAGAGTGTTATATTTGAGAAAAGAACTATTGACAAGCCATAAGCCTAGTGATACAATGGAAGAGTAAGCATAACCAATAACGAGAAAGGAGAAAAAGATTATGTTTAGAAAAGTAAGAACAATAACAGCTAAATATATCCCTGTGGAGTGGGGTGTGAAAGTGCAGGGAGAGGATATTATAGCTTGGGCTCATCTATCTAGGACTAACCCTGAGGATACTTACACCTTCTATGGTGATGATGCAGACTGCTATAAGGCTTTTGAAGAAGATGGCTTTACCCTATCTGCTAAGGTGAAGGACTTTAATGAGGCCGATAAGTGGATAAAAGAAAATGTAATGATGGGGGCTTGAAGATGGGAATTAACTCAGATAATATCAGAGCCAAAATCCAAAGAGCATATTACAAAGATAAAAGAGTGGCAGATGATGATGCACTGCTACTAGCTATAATCTGGGAGATGAGTGGGTGGGAGCGTAATGCTCCACTACTCACTAACCTTAGGAAGATGCCTAGCCCTGAGACAGTCCGTAGGACTAGAGCAAAGCTGGTAGCTGATGGGATAATTAAACCTTCTATGTCTGCTATAGACAGGCGATATGCGAGCTGGAAGAGAGTTAGAAAGGCTTTAGGTTATGAAAAAATATAATACTTGCGACCCTAAATACTATGGGTCTGGAGTGAATAATTGTGATAACGGTATTAAGGGTATTAGAGAACTATTAGATAAAATTAAGAAGGAGAATGCCAATGAAGATAAAAGTTGATTATATTGAAACTCCTGCACAAAAGGTGAAAGTCAGCTTTAAGGAGGCTGGCAGGAGAGGGGGTCTGGCTAAAGTCCCCAAGGGCTTTGCTAAGATGGACGATATTAAGCGAAGAGAGATAGCTAAGAAGGCTGCAAATAAAAGGTGGGGGAATGGAAAAGCGTGATAAATTAGCACTTACTGGGCTATGTATTGGCTATAGTTTGATTATGTTGAGTGGCTTGCTCGGAGATATTGCTCTTGGGGCTTCTGCGTGGGCAGCCACTGTGATAATCGTAATGGCAATGTGGGTCAAGATTAAGTAAGGAGGTAAAGACTATGGCTAAGGTGGAATGCCCTATAGAGGATATTGAGTGTGAGGTCTTTCATAACTGGCTGGAGCAGTTTAATATACCTCATACCCATATCCCCAATGAAAGTAGGAGCAGTAAAAAAGATGCTGTGATTAGAGCTAGAAAATTAAAAAAGATGGGGGTAAGCTCTGGATACTGGGACTATGATGTCTATATACCTGCACTAGACTTAGATGGAGAAGTGGGGGGCTATGAGCTTATTAAAATAGAAATGAAGAGAGCCAAGAAAAGTCTATCTACCGTATCTGCTAACCAGAAGAAATGGGGCAAAATATATGAGATGGCTGGCTTTGAATGTTACATCTGTTATGGAGCTGAGGCTGCAGAAGAAGTAGTCGCAGAAGTTTATGAGAGAATAAATGGTAAAAAGTTGATGCGTAAGCCTATTGACTTCTAGCTTATGGTATGATAATATAGAGATGTGGGCAATTAGATACACCTAGATAACCCCACTATGTGTATGACCTTAGGGATATGAGTGTATGCGTATCCTTCTAAGATAAGTTGAGAGCTTATATGTTCAAAAAACCACCTATTTTAACTACGAGGGGTGGTTTTTTGGTTATGTTTGCGATATAATAGTAATATGGATAATAACGCAATAAGCTGGACACCGATTATAGTAGCTCTTATATCCTCAGTAGGAGGTATAATTGGGGCTTATTTAGCTGTTCAAAAAGGGAACCAAGAACGAGAAATAAAAGATGCTCAGCGAGAACAGCGACAAGCAGATAGATTAGATGTTATAGATGAAAAAATAAGTAGATTAGAAAAAAAGGTAGATGAGCATAATGGGTATGGGAAAAAGTTTGGAGAGGTAGCAACCTCACTTGTGAGTATGGCTAAAGATATTGAGTATTTGAAGAGTAAGCCGTGATAGGGGCTTATTTTTATGCTATAATATAGATAAGCTTAACAATTAACTTTAAGGAGGCTACAGCCGTGAGTGATGTGAAAATAGAGACTATAGAGATGGATATAGCCGATATTGCCGAATACAAGAGCAACCCTCGGACTATATCTAAAAAAGACTTCGCTGTTTTGAAGAGGTCGCTTAAAGACTTCCCTAGTATGTTAGATGTTAGGGAGATAGTAGTAGATGAAAATGGTGTAATACTTGGGGGCAACCAAAGATATAAGGCACTCCAGTCTCTTGGCAAAAGAAAAGTGAAGGTAAAGAAGGTAACTGGCTGGACTGATGAAGAGAAGAGGGAGTTTGTTATTAAAGACAATATAGCTAATGGGGCTTGGGATAATGATAAGCTGGCCAATGAGTGGGACAAGAATAAACTAGAAGAGTGGGGACTTCCTTTGAAGGTAGCAAGCTCTGGAGACTATAAAGAACTGCTAGATGTGTCTATACCATACTATACTCCTGCTGAAAAAGCTCCTGATATTGAGGACTTAGCTGATACTTCTGAGACTGATGAGCTGGCTGAGGAAATAGTCAATACTAAGATGCCAGAGAGCCTGAGAAAAGTGATGCTGATGAGAGCTGCATTCTTTACTGATTTTGACTTCCAAAAAATAGCTGATTATTATGCTTATGCTGATGATGATATTAAAGAGCTGATGAAGAGGCTTGGCTTGGTGATAGTGATACCTAAGGAGGCTTACGATAGAGGAATGTGCGACTTCAGGGAGGGCTTTGATGAAGAATGATGATATTGCTATACTGGTTATGACTATCCAGAGAGCTGGAGACAATAGAACTACCAGATACCTTGAGAAGAATAACTTTGATGACTATTATGTAATGATACCTGCTAGTATGGCTGATGATATTGCTGAGAGTTATGGGGATAAAGCTGTAATATATGATGATGCCGAAGTGAAGAAGAGAATAGACTTCTGTGGGACTAATATAGAGAATGGAGCTTGTATAGGCAGGTTAGCCTGTAATGACTGGATAAGAGAGAGACCTGATTATAAGATGGCTGTGGTCTTAGATGATGATTATGGTGGTGTAGTCTCTGACTATACTATGACACCTACACTTAATAATAAAACCTTCTACGATATTGTAAAAAGTGTGTATAAGTTGGGTAAAGACCTCCACATTATAACTGGAGGATATTCTGGTGGAGCTCACCCTGATACGAAAAAGAATATAATGAATGTCTGGCTTGTAGATGATAGGATAGGAGATGCTGGGCTTAATAAGGTTCTTAACGAAGATGTGTTCTGGAGTATAAATGCTTGGCATAGAGGGATAGCTAACTTTGGGCTGGCCAATGTGATTAGAAGTGGGGCTCAGACTGCTGAGATGGAGAAGGTAGATGGGAATACTAAGTTTATTTACCAGACCGATAGGAGCTATAGGAAGAGCTTTGGAGCTATACTAGCCGACCCTAAGAATGCTAAGCTTACTTGGAATAGTGGGAATACCAAAAGAGGAGCTTTGTGGCATCATAGAGTGAGCTGGAGTGCTATTGCTCCGAAAATAATACTAGAGGAGGAACGAGAATGAAAACTATACACGACCCTATTGAAGATGATTATGTGCCTGTAGATGATAAGAGTAACACCTCTACAGAGCAAGAGGTGAAAAGAAACCCTGATGGAACTTTTGCGAAGGGGACTTATCCTGCTACTGGTTTTCATACTAACCCTGAGAGAAGGCATAATGGGAGCTGGCATAAAGAGAATACTCCGAGATATTGGCTGGAGACTATGATGGAGATGAATGAGGGAGAACTCCAGAAGATATATGATGATGAGAGACAACCCTTCTTTAAGAGGAAGATAGCTAAATGTATTAAAGATGGAGAATGGAAAGAAATTAAGGAGATGATACAAGAAGTCTATGGTAAGATGCCCGAGATGCAAATTACGGTAGAGGCTGATGATGAGACTAAAGAAGAGGCCAGTAAAATTATTAGAGGCTTTGCTTTGCCATAGGAGGAGTATGTGGAGAACTAATGCTGAACAGACTGCTGTATGGAAGAAACTAGAAGATGGCACTTATGTATATGAGCATTATGTGATGCCTGAGGAGGCTTAATGAATATCTGGCCATACACTATAGAAGTCAAGAAGAAACTGGAAGAGCAGGGTCTGTGGAGACCTTTACTAGGGCCACAAGCTCTTTATATCCATCTGATGGGTTCTACTCCTCGTTTTCGTGAGGGACTTTTTGGTGGGGCTAGAGGACCAGGCAAGACTGAGGCTAGTATAGCTCTAGGTGCTGATAGGATACCGAACCCTCACTATCGTGGGCTAGTTCTCCGTAGGAATGCTAGAGACTTGGCTGATTATGAGGCTAGATGCGAAGAGGCTTACCAGTGTTTTAATGTTCAAGTGAGAAGAAACCCTATGGTGCTAAGGTTTGGGGATAATAGCCAGAATACTAAGGGAGCTGTGGTTCAGGGAGGGCATCTACACGACTTAGGGAGTTATATCCAGTATCAAGGCCAGCAGTTCTCTAGGATATTTATTGAGGAGCTTACTCAGATACCTTCTGAGCTTTTGTATAAGCAGATTATGTCTAGCTGTCGTTCTATCTATCCAGAACTCTTCCCCCAGATGATATTGACTGCGAACCCAGGTGGTGTAGGAATGGGCTGGGTAAAGAAGAGGTTTGTAGAGCCTATAGACCTTAGAGATGGAGATTATACTAAGACCGAGCTGGATAATGGTGATATTCTATATGAGGATAATAAGATAAAATGGTGGCAACACCGATACGACTGGGAGACTGAAGAGGGAGAGAAGAGAGTTACTATCTGGAATGAGATATTTGATAAAGAAGAGAATGCTATGGCTAAGGAAGGGCAGGAGGTATATCGTATCTTTGTCCCTGCTACGGTAGATGATAACCCTATATTGACCAAGAATGACCCTGCCTATGTGAATATGCTTGAAGGTCTTAAAGCTACGGACACGGCTTTATACGAGGCTTGGAGGCACGGAGACTGGAGTGTCTTTGCTGGCCAAGTCTTTACTGAGTTTGATAGGGATAAGCATATTATAAATAACTTTGCTGATATTGGAACTACTACTGAGGAGTTTAATGATGCTGTGAAGATTATATCTATGGACTGGGGCTATAGTGATAATACTGCTATTTACTTTACTGCTTTACTAGATGGCCGACCTGTAACCTATCACGAAATGTATGGTAATAAGAAACTAGCTAGTGAATGGGGTGAAGAGCTGTATAACTATCTGAATGATAGTGAGCAACGAATTGACTACTTTATCTTCCCTGATGATATGGAGGATAATAAGAATGGCTTTAGCTCTCCGATAGATGATATACAAGAATGGATAAATAAGCTCCCTCCTGATAAACAACCGATAATGAAGAAGATGGGTAGAGAGGGAGGTAGCCGAATGATAAGGCAACAGGCTACTCATAAATATCTGATGATGAAACCTGAATGTGCTAAAATCTTCCGAAGATGCTCTAACCTTATCCGAGCTTTACCGAACTTGGTGTATGATGAAGAGAAGAAGGAAGAGATAGATACTCATACAGACCACGAATTGACTAACCCATATGATGGCTGGAGCTATGGCTTGAGATGGCTGGCTGAGAGGAAGAGTGGCGAGCTGGTCCATAAGTCGGAGCTGGTAGGCAAAAAGAATATAGGAGTAGTGGCTGGCGAGACTACTTATGGGGATATGGGTATAGACCCTGCGAATGTTCTTAGGAAGATGAAGAGAAAAGATGGGGACTGGAAAACTAGATAGAACCTGTGGAAAACGATAATAAAAAAACTAAAAAAAGTCTCGTAAATCGCTTGACTATGCCATAAGCCTATGCTATAATCATAGTGTAAGGTAATAATAAAACGAGAAAGGAGAACCTTATGAAAGTAATAGACTACTACAACTACCAAAAGAATATAAGTGTAGTTACTACTC